AAACACCAAACATATTCAAAGAAAACGTGGTGTCTTTCCCAGGAAGATTGCCTGTGGAATTTGGTTTACAAGACTGTATCGATTACAATTTACAATTCGACAAAACATTTTTGGAACCAATTAAAGTTATTCTCGATTGTATGGACTGGACAACAGAACGCACAAACTCACTATTCGATTAAAGGAAAATTATGAGCATTTTGGACAAAATTAAAAAGAACAGTTCCATTAAAGATTCGGCTATTCTAGCAAAATCAAAATTCTTTTTGGATAAGGATATGATTCCCACATCCATTCCAATTATTAACGTTGCACTTTCAGGTAAACTGGACGGTGGCTTAACACCAGGTCTTACAATGTGGGCAGGTCCATCTAAACACTTTAAGACGGCATTCTCACTTCTGATGGCGAAATCGTATCTTGACAAATACGAAGATGCCGCTTTGCTGTTTTACGATTCTGAGTTTGGAACTCCACAATCTTATTTCGATTCGTTCGGTATCGATACCAATCGTGTTCTTCACACACCTCTTACTGATATTGAACAACTGAAGTTTGATATTATGCAACAACTATCCAATCTTGACCGAGGTGATAGACTGATTATTGTTATTGATTCGATTGGTAATCTTGCATCAAAGAAAGAAGTTGATGATGCACTTGAAGGTAAATCTGTTGCCGATATGTCCCGTGCCAAACAAGTGAAGTCTCTGTTCCGTATGGTCACACCTCACCTATCACTCAAAGATATTCCAATGATTGTTGTGAATCACACATACAAAGAAATTGGTTTGTATCCAAAAGATATTGTTGGTGGTGGTACAGGTTCTTACTACTCCGCTGATAACATCTTCATCATTGGTCGCCAACAAGAAAAAGAAGGTACTGAAGTTATCGGTTACAATTTTATTATCAATGTAGAAAAATCACGTTATGTCAAAGAAAAATCTAAAATTCCTGTGTCTGTATCTTTCGATGGGGGCATTAGCAAGTGGTCTGGCTTACTTGATATTGCACTTGAATCCGGACATGTTATCAAACCTAGCAATGGTTGGTATTCGAAGGTAGACAAAACTACCGGTGAAGTTGATGAGAAGAAATATCGTATCAAAGATACCGATACGAAAGATTTTTGGATTCCAATCCTAAAAGAGAAATCTTTCCAAGACTACATTCAAGACAAATATCAGATTGCAACTGGTAATATCATGCAAGAGGAAGTCGAGGTTGATGATGGAACAGTTTAAAGAAGGTAAAGACTTTATCTATATTATTCCAGAATCTGAAGAAACAACTGTTGGTATTAAATTACTAACAGGTCAATACTCCGATACCGTATATCAATATGGTAAAGTGAAGATTGGAGAAGAAAAAGATGGTGCCATCTATCTTAGATTCGTATATAATGTGATGGAAACTCCTTTAGATAAAGAAGAACTAGAAAAGAGTTCGGAGTTTAAAAACCATATTGGTGATATTTTGGTTAGTATAATGTCACAAAACATTGACAAGGGAATTATTGATGAAGTTGGAACAGACTATTCTGAGGAATCTGATACAGAATGATGACTACATGAGGAAGGTTTTACCTTTCCTCAAAGATGAGTATTTTTCAGATAGAAGTGAAAAGGTAATTTACGATGAAATCCTATCGTTTACAAATGCTTATAATAGTACACCATCAGTTGAAGCGATTACATTGGCCATCAAAGAAAGGCGTAATCTTTCAAATGAGGAAGTGGAAAAGTGCGAATCTTATTTACAGGAAATTGAACGCACTTCAAAAGAAGAACAAAAAACTGATAACAATTGGCTCATTGACAAAACTGAAAAGTTCTGCCAGGAAAAAGCCATTTATAATGCAGTCTTAAATTCAATTTCAATCCTTGACGGAAAAGACAAAGCAAATGATAAAGGTGCAATTCCCAAGATTCTATCGGATGCATTGGCAATTAGTTTTGACAATTCCGTTGGTCACGATTATCTAGAGGACTCTGATGGACGATTTGAATTCTACCATCGAAAAGAAGAACGTATTCCATTCGACCTCGAATACTTCAATAAAATCACCAAGGGTGGTCTACCTAAGAAAACCCTTAATATTGCCTTGGCTGGTACTGGTGTCGGTAAGTCTCTTTTTATGTGTCATGTTGCCGCTGGTGTTATGTCACAAGGTAAAAATGTACTTTACATCACTATGGAAATGGCTGAGGAGAAAATTGCAGAACGTATAGATGCAAACTTACTCAATGTAACTGTTGACGACCTGGTACAATTACCTAAAGACATGTATGATAGAAAAGTTAGCCATGTCAAAAATATGACAACAGGTAAACTAATCATCAAAGAATATCCAACCGCTTCAGCCTCAGCAACCCATTTTAGAACATTATTAAATGAACTTAACCTTAAAAAGTCTTTTGTACCTGATATTATCTTCATTGATTATCTTAATATTTGTTGTTCTTCTCGGATTAAAGCAGGTGCAAACATCAACTCTTACACCTATGTTAAGTCCATTGCAGAAGAACTGCGAGGACTTGCCGTTGAATTCGGAGTCCCAATTGTTTCTGCTACACAGACAACACGGTCCGGTTTTACTTCATCCGACCCCGGACTCGAAGATACAAGTGAAAGTTTTGGTTTGCCAGCAACCGCAGACCTAATGTTTGCACTCATTTCATCCGAAGAACTCGAAGCACTTGGCCAGATTATGGTCAAACAGTTGAAGAATCGTTACTCTGATCCAACAGCACATAAGAGATTCGTTCTTGGTGTTGACCGTGCAAAGATGAAACTATATGATGTTGAACAAGATGCACAAAGCGGTTTAGCTGATGCAGGCAAACAGGATAAGCCTATCAATACATTTGGTAACCGTGATAAACCACAAAATAAATTTGGTGGTTTCAAAGTATAAATACTTCCATTTGGGGTATTTAAACATGGCCGCACAACAAGGATTCCAATACGAAGTGAATGCCGCAAAATTATTAAAGCCTTTGGGTTTTGTACCTAAAAACTTTGTTCCTGCTGGTGCTGGTCACAATCAACCTGATCTTATGCTTGAACATAAAAAGAAGAAAGCTGGTTGTGAATTGAAAATCACAGCCGCTTCTGCTGGTTCACTTGTTCTAAAGTATGATGGTAACGACAAAAAGAATCCTTGGAAATTTGGTGATATTAAAAAAGAAGATGATGAAAAACAATTTATTGCCGATTTGGCTGAAGAAGTTGGTTTATTTGATATCATAAAAAAGAAATGGAAAGATGTACCTTTCAAAAGAGAAAAAGATTTGTTATGGGAATCTACAGCAGGTAAATTGACACCACAACAAAGATATGAACGTGACAGAGATACATTTCAGGACATTCGTGGAGAAATTCCAGCAACTAAGATTGAACAATATTACAATAGAAAAGATACGTACTATGTAAATGTTGGTACACATGGTTTTTATTTGATGGGTAGAAAAAACCCACTACAATTAAAAGATGTTCCGATGTTTGGTGCATCTGCCAAAGCCACTTACAGAGCCCGTGTACAGTATAAAGGTGGTGGTAATTATCAGTTCACTTTCGAAATGCAATTTTCCATACCAGCAAATAAAAAATCACCTTTTAATATTGCACCAGTCGATGGTAAATCTGTTGCAATTATTAAAAACAAACTTAACCTTTCATGTTTTATTTAATATGGCACTAGACAAAAACACACAAGAAATTCTAAGTGAGTATGATGATGATTTTGATTTCGGATTCACCGCAACGGATGAAGAAGAATACAATTCAATCATTTCACAAAAAGAAGATACAGTAGAAGAATACAAAGCCAGATTGGCAGAAGTTGAAAAACTTATTCTACCTTTCTTAATGAAGTTGTTAAAAACTTCCGATCAGCCTATCATTAAATGGCCAAATCGTAAACCGGTCATCGAAGCACAAATTGAAAGAATCTTAAAAGTAACAAGAGGATAAATTATGAAACCACTGGTGACGGTGATTACCCCCACAACAGGTATTCATCAATTATATGATGTGTTGGCATCCATAAGTAATCAAACTTATTCAAACATAGAACATATTGTGGTGGCCGATGGTCCACAATATTCTAAAGCCACGCAAGGTATGTTAGAAGGTTCACAGGCCCTACTAATACAACTACCTTACAATACTGGACATAGCCAATATAATGGGCACCGAATTTATGGTGCAATGTCATATATTGCTAATGGAGATTATCTTTGCTTCCTTGACCAAGATAACTGGTATGACGCTAATCACATCGAATCATTAGTTGATGTTATACAGCAAGGTAATGATTGGGCATATTCACTCCGTAAAATTGTCTCCCAAGAAGGTAGATACATATGTAATGACGATTGTGAATCTCTTGGTAAATGGGACTCTGTTATTAATGATAAGTTTATTGATGTGAATTGCTTTATGATTCCGAAGATGGCCGCAGTTCACTTCTCTCCTTACTGGTACAGGCGTGCCAGACATCCACAGGAGCAACCAGAAGTTGATAGAATTTTATCTCCATTTATGATGCAAAATCTACCAAAATTTGACACAACTGGTCAATATAGTGTAAACTACCGTGTAGCTAGTCGTGCAGATTCTGTGCAGCATAGCTTTTTTATTAAAGGTAATGAAGTGATGAAACAAAAGATGAATGGAGAGTACCCATGGCGAAAAAAGACCTAATCATTGGTGCATTCAACAACTACACAGATTATGATGTACTCAAGCCTTGGGTGCAGTCTATCAAAGATACCGGTTTTGAGGGTGACACAGTTCTTATTGCTATTGGAACTACACCGGAACTGATTAAAAGATTAGTTGAAGAAGGTGTAATTGTTGTGTCTGCCCCACGCAACGACAAGATGATGATTCATATGCAACGATTCATACACATCCATAATTTTCTAAGAGAACATGAAGGTGAATATCGTTATGTTATTTCTACTGATGTGCGTGATGTAATTTTTCAATTTGATCCGACAGATTTCTTACACAACAATATCAATTCAAGTTATACAAAAGGTATTATTGCATCATCTGAATCTATTAAAATTAAAGATGAGGAATGGAATCGTGAAAACATTCGTAAAAACTTTGGTGATTATTTTTACAATGAAGTAAAAGAAAATGATGTTTGCAACGTAGGTGTTCTTGCAGGTAGAAGTTCACACATCAAAGAACTTTGTTTTTATCTTTATCAATTTTCAACAAATCGTCCAGATTGGGTTGCAGACCAAGCCGCATACAACATTTTATTGGGTTCAAAACTGTGGTCTGAAAAAACTCTCATAACAAGATTAGAAGATGCATGGGCAGTAAATGCACATGTCACAAATAAACCTGACATGCTAAATATTTTTGGGCCATATTTATTAGAAGAAAGACCTTCAATGAATGAAAAGGGTGCTATTGTAAATTCAGACGGGGATCCTTTTGCTATCGTACACCAATACGACAGAGTTCCAGAATGGATGGAATATTTCTCTAAAAAATATGGAACAAACATCACAAAAGACACCAATACCGGCACATCGCCTAAATACTTCTTGTACAACACATAAAATTCGTAATTTAATAAATATGGGACTTTGAAATGAGCAAAATTAGCATCGTAACTGCCTTCTATGATATTGGTCGTGGCGACTGGTCAACAAGCACAGAGAAAAATGGCGGACCACTTCCACATTATCTTCAGCGTTCTGTTGATAAGTATATTGACCACTTCACACGCATGTGTGAGATTGATACAGAAATTATTGTATACACTTCACCCGATATTGCACCACGTTTGGCCGCAATTTCTCCTAATGTTAAAGTAGTTGAATACGATTACTTTAACCTTCACCAAGAACTCCGTGATAAGATTGAAGCAATTCAAACATCACCTGAGTTTGTCAAGAAAATTAATCCTTATCAAGTTCGTAATCCAGAATACTGGTCTAAAGACTATGTTGGTGTAACTTCACTCAAAGCATTTTATGTTTCAGATGCATTTGAACGTGGACTAATTACTAATGAATTTGCCGCTTGGGTTGATTTTGGTTACTGCCGTGATGACGAACATATCCCATTAACTAAGAAATGGGAATATGATTTCA